TAATTTAGTTAGCTGCGTTAACAATTCCGTAAGTTACGATATCTTCGATAACTCCGATTTGTACGCCTGCAGTCATTCTTAAAACTACTCTTACGTTTTGAGAACCATCTAAGTCTGACATGTCGATAATCTTAGCTTCGCCCATATCAGTCAACAAACCTGTTCCAAAGAATAAGTTTGATTTCTCAGCTGCAATAGCTGTGTTAGATGCTAATCCGTTTGCAACAAATAATTTAACACCATCAAACATTAAATCACCAAATTGTTGGTTATTTCCTTGAGCGTTAAAACCTGCAGCACCTAATCCACTTGCACCAAATCCACCTAAAGAACGAACATAAGCTCTGTAAATGTTTTGAGAAATGTAGATATGTAAATCTTCTTTACCGTATAAAGCTGCTGGGATTGCATCAACAATTTTACCCAATTCAGCAACTACGTTAGCAGCAGTTACAGTAGTTCCTGTAATTTCTTGCGCCGCTGGTAAAGCTGCATCTAAAGAAGCGATTGTAGAAAAACCGTTAAACTCACCTGCATTAGCAGTTACACCTTTCCAAATATTGCTTTCGTTCTTAGCTGCTACTTTAGCAACAACGTGAGCCATCAAGAAATCAGCAAAAGATTTTGGTAAAACATCAAATGCTGAATAACCTTGTTGCGCTGATAACCAATCAGAATGAAAATCTTTCTTACATAATTGCAAGTTAACTTGAAATTCTTCTGGTTGTAAAACTCTTTCAGTTAATGTGATAGTAGACGTTGCAGTGAAATCACAGCTTGCATCTTTTAAAATGTCATCAGATGACATCTTTTTCATTACTTCTTTGTACTTAATCGAAGGCTTAATTTCGATACCACCGTTATCGATAGTAGGTGCGCTTAATAATGCTGCAGCAATGATTTTATCTTTAAATTCACCTGCATAGGTAGTGGTAATACTTGTAGTTGTTGGCATTTTTTTTTAATTTTAGTTTAGTTAAACATTTTTGAATAAACTGAATCCTTTATAGATTTAGTCTTATTTTGTGAAAATCTGAATCCCTCTGCTTTTACTTCGCTTTCTGGATTTTGTACGATTGGAGAAGCACCTGCCTCCATTGATGATAAAGAAACTTTTAACGCTTCGTTTTCTGCTTTTAAAGAAGCAAGTTCCGTTCTAAAGTTTTCGATTTCAGCAAAGAAACTTTCCTTCGAAACAGATTCAACAACCCTCTTTGGTTGTGCTTCCATTTGTGGTTCTGTTGCCGCTTCTACTGGCATTTCTTCTTCTACTACAGCTTCTTCTTCTTTAGCCGCTAAAGACTTAATTACGCCTTCAACTTCAACAACTAAAACGCTGCCATCTTCTAATTTGTACTCACCTACTGGCATTGGTATTGCGCCTTCAGGAGTTACGATTCCGATTGAATAATCTGCTTCAAATTCCTCAGCTTCAACAATGGTTACCCCATCATCAAGCTTCATTTGAGCAAGCTTTACATCCATCGAAAGCAATGCTCTGATTTTGTTTTCTACTCTTTTATAGTCCATATTTATTTAATTTATTACTCTTTCTGTGTTCGTGTTTATGATTATGCTGGTTCCTTGTTGCACTAATGATCCGATGCCTTGTTGTATCAATTCACCTTCGCAACATTCCTTAGAATACTTCTTGCCATCTTTACAAAGACAGGCACGATTACCGCCTTTTGGACTTGATGTCTTATCCGCCATTTTCTAAAACTTTAATGATTTGATTAATTAAATCCTCGTGCTTTTTCAATTCTAATTTATCCGCAAAAGATCCCTCTATTGAAAACCCTTTTATCTCACCAGACTTAACACGGTCCCAAACATCATCGTTTTCTACTTTCATTGATATCATCCAAGTACCAACAGGTAAATTGAAATCGTACTTTCTCGACTTATCAAATTGCTCATCTTCAATAATCCAAGATTCTACAACCGTCATTCCTTCGAGTTTATCTTGATGCTGAATTGTTGACTTGCTTTGATTACCTTTTTGCAAGAATAATTCTGATGCTTTTTTAATCGTATCCTTTGAAAAAAAGATATAATATTCATCTTCTCCATCTCTACGGTAAATCTGTTTGTTAGGAATCAAAGCCGCACCCATTAAAATGCGTTTCTCTGCATCAACTTCCGCAAGTTTTACCTCGTATTCCTTTGCTAATGCTATAAATTTGGATTCCATCGCTGGATAATCAACGACTGAAATAGCGTCAATGCCATCTATTTCGTTATCAATTACAAGCTCTATTATTCTCATTCTATTCATAAACGTTTTTATTTATCTTTGTTACATTTTCTAACCGCCTAAAGTTGCAGTCCTTACTATGTTTCTGTCTAATGCTTGTTGTGTTGTTACTTGACTACCTACTACATAAGCTTGAACCGGTGACTGATTACCTAAACCTTGTGCGATCTGATTAACTCCGCTTGTTCCTACTACGTTAAATTGTGGTGCTGCTGGAACCGATGCAGTAGCTGGCATAGAAGGAACAGATCCACCTCCGCCACCTCCCGGAACTTGAACAGAAAGTATTTTCTTTACGTTTGAAAAAGCAGCAGTAGCTACAGCTATTGTACTTGCTATTTTTACACCTGTTCCAAATGGTTCTGGATAAATATTTTTAGCTTTCCAAACCTCAGATATACCTAAGTAAGCGTTAATAGTTGCCGTTGCAATAGCTAATGCTTTACCTTCTGCAGTTTGTTGACCTAACATGTCTGCAAATGTGCTTAGTATATTAGCAGTCTTCGCTAAAATATCTCGCTTACCTTCATATTCTAATCTCGCTATTTCCGCTTTTTTATCTGATGCTTCTTTTTCATCAGCTACACCTTGATCTCTTTGCGCTTTTAAATCAGCAGACATTTTAGCGAAGTCATCAACTATTTTTTTATCCGCTGCTGCCTTTGCTAAATTATCACGTTCTTTCTTTTCGGCATCTAATTGTTCTTGATTTTTTAAATCTTGATCTCTTATTTCTTGTTGCGTTTTAAATCTTGCTTTCTCTATTGATGCCGCTTTTTCATCTGCTGCTTTCTTAGCCGCTGCTAACTTTTCATTTGCTGCTTTTATCTTATCTGCTGTATCCTGATTTATTTTAACTCGTGCAGTTTCTCGTTCTTTATCAATAGCAGCTAATTGTCGATTCAATTCCTTGCCTAAAGCAACTCTGTCTTTTTCAGAATTACCTTCTTCTTTTATAGCTTCTAAATATTTGTTTTTAGCTTCTATTTTCTTTTTTGTAAATTCATCAAGTTGACTTCCATGCTGTTGCAGAAACTTTTTATTGTTAGCTAATGATTTATCTGCTGCCGCAAGCATAGAATCTAAAGCACGTTCAGCCTCCGATGTTACACCAACAAAGTCTGTGACAGCTTCAATTATTTCTCCAAAAAACTCACCAACCTGAGCAAGTCCCGGAATTAAATTAAATACAGCTTTCTTTACTTTATCAAAGTTTGCAATCAATAAACCTAACCCGACTACGATTGCTCCGATACCAGTAGATATCAATGCAATTCTTAATATTTTTAACGCTCCAGTAGATGCCCCGACTACAGTTGTGTAAGCCGCTTGTGCTACCGTTAAAACTTTTTGAACAACTACGTTACTTTTTAATACTGCACCTAATTGTTTAAATGAATCTACACTTTCGCCTATCGTTTGCAAGCCTTGTGATAAAGCCATAGCTGACTGAACCTTTAACAATGTCTTTTCAACATTCTCAGATTCAGAACCGAACAAAGCCATTCCACCCTGCACCGCTGCAAAACCACCAGCTACACCACTTAAAGAAGAAGATAATGCTTTAAATTTTGCATCAGGATTAAAAGCATCCGTTAACGCTTTAGCATCACCGATAGCATCCTTTAATATACCTGCCTTCTTAGCTGCATTAATAGCCTCTTTAGATGTTGCCCCAAACTTCTCAGATAATTGCGTAACATCATTTTGCGCTTCCCTTAATTGAGCCTTTAAGGATTTAACGCTTTCAGTTGTCGCATTTAAATTATCAGAAATTTGTAAATTAACTATTTTAGTTTCAGCCATTGCCTTTTTATTTGTTTGAATCCGCCTTTAAATGTTGTTTGTAATTCGTATTTCCCTTTCGCTATTTCGATGTTTTCGCTCTGGTTGTAATGCTCGTTTAATGTTAGCATCAATAAAATGTTCTTTATCATAATGTTCTGAAATCGTTAAGTAAATCAAAGTCAACCTCACCGGTAGTTAAGTCCGTAGTAAATGAATTGATAAGGTATCTTTTACCTTGTATAATAACCCTATCGTTAAGCTGTAACGATGTTAATATACTAAGTGGTAGTTTTCCCTTAATTTTTATTTGCCTTGCCTTAGAAGTAAAGATATTAGCTAAGTAGTTTTGATAATAATCAAAGTATAATGTATCTGTAATTAGACTATTATCAAGTACAGATTGCTCTACTCCAAAATTTAAAGAGTAAATAGTTCCGCTGATATTTGTATCTGCACCAAAAGCGTTATAATCCTTTAAATTAAAGTTAGAAGTTCCATCATTAAATTTAAAACCAGTTGATCCGGCAGCTTGTAAAACTCCGTAATCATATAAAATTATAGGCTTAGGGATGTAAGGTTTTAAATCTGTCTTTAATGTATATCCAACTTGTAACGTAGTTGATAAATTTGAAAACATTAAATCTTCAAATGGCAGATTAACGCTGTATTCTTCACCATCAGCATCGAAGTCTTGCGCTAAATTTCCGTATTCAATACCATTATTAGAAAGGTATGCTACTGATATTAGATTTTCGCTTTTCTGATATTCGAAGTTTACCCTCTTATAAGATTTAACTCTATCAATAGTAGCCGATTCCTTAAATATGTATTGCGTTAAATCAACAATATCACCGCTATTATACCAGCTTTCTATTTGTCTAATGTTGTATGTTGTTCCATCTAAAGAATAACAAGTTAGATTAAACATCTTTAATATACCACTAAAGAAATCTTCAACCTTAATATCTGGCATCAAAGTATTTACCGGTATTCCTGATGTTATTGTTTTTGGCGATATTACCGAAGCGTTAAAAGATTTAATAACAGTTACACCGTCACTAATTTCTACAACATAAGAATAATCAGCTATTATAGTTGAAGCAG